ATGCCTACAAACACACTCACCGACCACATTTGCAAGAGCGCCAAGCCGTCCGAGAAGGACCGCAAGATGTTCGATGGCCACGGCCTCTATCTCTTCGTCAGCGCCAAGGGCGCGAAGGTCTGGCGAATGGCCTACCGCGTCGACGGGAAGCCGAAGACGAAGTCTCTCGGCGACTACCCGCTGCTGAGCCTCGCCGAAGCGAGAGCGAAGTGTGCAGAGCTGCGCAAAGGGCTTCAGGCTGGGGTAGCGCCGACCACCAAGAAAAAACGCGCTCCATCGACGTTCTGGCAGGACTGTGAGACGTTTTGGAACGGACGGCAGGACGTTTCGCCCGACTACCGCGCCAACGCGCTGCGTGGGCTCGAACTGCACCTCAAGCCCGCGCTCGGTCACCTGGCCACCGGAGAGATTGACCGCGGCATGCTGCTCGCTGAGCTCAACCGCATGGATGCCAACGGGCGCTTCGTGTACGTGCGCAAGGTCCGCATGTGGGCGTCGCAGGTCTTCGATTGGGCGATCGAGCAGGAGTTGGCCACCATCAATCCAGCCGAGCTCATCAACCCAAAGAAGGCCTTCGGCCGGCGCAAGGTGAAGAACCACGCTTCTCTGAAGCTCAGCGAGGTGCACGAGTTCGTGCGGCGGCTGAGCTTCGAGAAGGATCTCAACTCGGTGCTGGCCTGCCGGCTGATCGCCTATACCTGGGTGCGCACGAACGAAATGCGGATGATGCGCTTCGATGAAATCGAGGGCGACGTGTGGCTGATCGGCGGCGAGCGCATGAAGCGCGACAAGGACCACCTGGTGCCGCTTTCGCGGCAGGCGCAGGAGATCATCGAGGTGATGCGCGAACGCCGACGTGAGGGCTGCGACTACGTGTTCCCGTCGGATCATCGAATCGACAGGCCGATCAGCGAGAACACCGTCTTGGCGCTGATCGCGCGCATGGGCTACAAGGGGGAAATGACTGGCCACGGTTGGAGGTCGATCGCATCGACCTGGGCCAATGAAGAGGGCTATCCGCCGGATGCGATCGAGCGGCAGCTCGCGCACTCGCCGGAAGACAAGGTGCGCGCCGCATACAACCGTGCGGAGTACATGAAGGAGCGCCGGCCCATGATGCAGGCCTGGGCCGACTGGTTAGACAAGCCCGATGCCGGCAGCGCGGAGGGTTGAGAGGCGCCAGCCCATCGTTTTCTGGCTGATCGCGACGTCCGGAGGCGGGATCTTCTTCGCCTTGATCCAGCGTCGGACTGCCTCGGAGCCGACTCCAGTCATTTGGCACAACTCGCTCCGATAGATGACCCGGTCCGGCGCCGTGCTGGTGCTCGGTTCGTCGATGATTGATGCGTCTGTCATTCCTTGACCCTCCGAAATTCGACCACCCACACCCACGGGTTTGCCATCCAGCTGCCGGCGCCGTTGATCTGCTCCCACAGGTCGGAATAGGCGCTTGCCGCAGGCCGAAACACGGCGCCGGGGTCCGTGAGCGGCACGACGCCCTCGGCAATCGCATCGGACTCACTGATGTCCTGCAGGCGCTCGACGCGCACGCCGCTGATTTCGAGGTCGATGCGGCTGGCGGCGCGCGGCATGTGGATGGCAGGCTTCCAAGTGCGGTACCGGCCCTCTGGCGATTTCTCGCCGTCCGGCCCGTGTGGATCGTCCATGTAGTCGGCTCGATAGAAGACCGAACAGTCCTCGTCGAACGGCCCGAGCGGGAAGTTGCTGTGCTGCCAGGTCTCCCGCACATACAGGCGCTCGCCGGTCGCGCCGTAGGGGCACGGGAGCGCCCAATCCGGCTGCAGGTAGTCCGTGGCTCCGTGCGCCTCCGGGTCGGGTCCAAGCGACCAGAACCGCGGCCGACCATCGCGCGCCGCAGGATGGTGGTAGACCGCCACACTGGTGGTGCCTTCGGGCGGCTGCGGCTTCACCAAGCGCCGCGTCTGCGTTTTGCTGTCGTCGCGCAGCGCACGCACCATTGGCGCCGAGAAGAGGATGGGCCGTTCCTTCACAGGCGGCGGAAATCGCGTAGTGTTCACAAATTCGGGAGGCATCAAGGCAGCTCTCCTGTGAGTGGTTGCATGCTGCTGTTCGTGCTCATTCGATCGGAGGGAGCGCTGGCTCGCTGTAGCTGGCCGACTTGAGGAACTTGCCCCGGGGCGCATCGGGCTGGTCGCTGGCCGACTTCATCACCATGGTTGGGTACTCACCCTCGAAATACACGTCCACGACGCCAGCTGCCGCGTGCTTCGCGATGGTGGAGGCTTTGTCGGCGTCGTCCTTGATGAACCTTGTCATGACGCCGTCGACTACCGCGGCCATGTCCGCATCGGCGTCGATGCCCATCAGGTGGTGGGCGCCGTAATCGAAGACATGGATGTCGCATAGCGCATCACGCGCCAAGTCCAGATCTACCGGTCCGGTGGAACGACTGGCAACCCACTTCAAATGGGTGATTGCGGCTTTGATCAGCGTCTCGTCGGCTCCAAGGGCGAACATCAGCTCGCCGAATTCGTCGGCGATGTTGAGGCATTGCTTGCGCACTCGCTCGAAGTCAATCTCGGCCGCGTTGCCCTTCGGGTTTCCGAAGGCGGTGTTCATGGCCGAGACGCGTTGAAAGTTAGAGAGTTTCATGGCTTTTAAGGGATGTGCGCTCACGCGCGAAGGTGGATGGACGCCGCTTGGCGGCGCATACGCGCGAGCGATGCTGTCATGGCCTCGCGCATCTGTTGTGGAGTGCTGTTGCGCACCATTTCCTCGTAGACCTCAAGGCCCGCGGCCATCGCCAGCAAGCCTGGGCCGTCGAAGCCGTAGCGGCCATGGCGGCCGCGGATGTCGTCGCATCGGATGAGCGCGTCGCGTGCGTCCAGCATTGGCGCGACGCACGCCTGGTCGATCTGTTCGGCGCGCACGATGCCTACGTTAATGGCGGCTGCCAGGCGGTCGAACAGGTCGTCGTCGGTGCTGCCGGCCTTCAGGTCGCCGAAGGCGCTGTAGAGCTTCGCCATGACGTCGTCGGCTACGCCGCGTGCCATGGGCTGGCGCGCGGCGATGGTCTCCGCCCAGCTCGTAGGATTTGCGCCGCGCCGCTTCATGCCGCAGCCCGCCCATAGATGAGTGCTTCATGCGCGAAGTTAGCCCGCACCAGTGCCTCTGCCTGCGCCGGCGCCACGCTGTTGCCGCACATGCGCACCTGTGCAGTCGCACTGAGTTTGATGCGCGGCACGGCCAGCGGGTCCGCCGCCTGGACGCCGCCCTTGAATAGCAGCGCCGGGTCGGGAATCTCGTGGATGACATAGTCGGCTGGGAAGCTCTGCGCGAGAAACAGCTCTGGTGCCTTCAGCATGCGAAGGGTGATGTCCACCAGCACCCACCAATGCCTGTCGTGCAGCATCAGCACCAGGTCGGCCGGCTCCGGGAACTGCTCGGGGAGGTGCTCATGCAGCAGGGCTGCACATTGCCGGGCGCGTACGCGTAGTTCCGGCGCCAGGCAATCCGCCGGCACCTGCTCGACCTCCACGAGCCCAAAACGGTCTCGTGTGGGCATGGTGTGCATTGGCTCGCGCAGTGAAACGCCGTCCCGCTCGTTGCCGTAGTACTTGACGCAATAGGCGGTGACCAGGCGCTGATTGCTGCCCGCGGCCGTGATGGTGGAGATGGGTGCGTCGGCTGAGCGCCCGTCCCCCTCGTAGAAGCCGCCGTTGGCTTGCTCGAGGCAAGCGGCCACAAGCGCCTGCTCGCCGCGGTGGGCGCCGGTGATGGTGCGCAGCGGCTCGGCCGCATCGTTGCCCGCGCGCTCGCCATGGTGCGTCAGGTGCGTGAGGTGAACGGCTGCGACGGCACTGGTGGCGCCGCTGGCGGTCACGGTGTTGAGCGGCTGCTCGACGCTGCGCACGCCATGGCTGAAGCGCTTCGTGCCGTCCTTGCCTTCGCCATGGCCTGCGTCGACCAGATGCGCGGCCACGAGGCCCATCTGGATGCCCGTGCTTGGCCGCGTCGGCGTGCCGCCCGCGGTCACGGTCCTGACGGGAGCGTGCAAGCTGGAGCCCACGCTGCCGGTGTTGAACTTCGTGATGAACGCGCCTTCAACCACCGCGTGCTTCACGCCGCCGGCCACTACGGTGCCGAGCGGTTGGTGAATGTCCAGCGCGCGCGGCTCCTGACCGGCGCGCTCGCCGTAGCCGATGGTCACCAAACTGGCGCTGGCCATTGCGTGATGCGTGCCGCCCGCCGAGACGGTCGACAGCGGTTGCGCGATGTCGTCGCCCTGCAGGTGGCTTTCTTCGGTGCCGCGCAGCGGGGTGAGCACCGGCGCAACGACCGCGTGGTGCGTGCCAGTCGTTACGGTCGCCAGCGGCGCCGATGCAGGCGCGCCAGGGTGTCCGGTCGTGTTGGTCATCACCATGGGCGACAGGGTCGGCGCGACCACGGAGAAGTGCCCGCCTTTGACCTGTGCGCAGATCGTGCGCAGCGGTTCGTCGGCGGCCATGTTGCGCTGGTTGCTGGCGTTGGCGTGCTCGCTCACGAACGGCGCGAGCACGGGCTGCGCAACGCACGAATCGGCCTTCGCGGTGATGGTCTGCAAGGGGGCGTCGGTCGAACGCGCTGGAGACTGGCCCATGCGACCACCGACGCCGACGATGAACGGCTTCGGGCTGGTCAGCACATGCCGCCACAGGCCTTTTGCCACGCGACGCAGGGTGTTCACGGCCAGTTCGCGATCACGGCCGAAGATGCTGCGCGCCGGAAGATTGAAGTCAATGCACTCGGCGGCCGAGCGCCACGGCAGCAACTTGCCTGCGAGCACCTCGGGGCTGACCGGGTTGCCGTGGGTCGCGTCTGGCCAGCAGATCGGCAGGCCGTCGCGGCGGGCCACCAGGAACAGGCGCTTGCGGATGGTGGGTGCACCGTGGTCGCAGGCGCGCAACTCGCGCCATTCAACCTTGTAGCCGTGCGCGCGCAGCTGGCGCACGAAGCTCTCGAAGGTCTTGCCCTTGCGCGCCGGGTCCGGCCTGGCGGTGCCGTCGGCACCGACCAGCAGCGGGCCCCACGTCGTGAATTCTTCGACGTTCTCCAGCATCAGCACGCGCGGCTTCGTCAGCGCAACCCAGCGCATTCCGACCCATGCCAGACCACGGATGTGCTTGGCGACCGGCGTGCCGCCCTTGGCCTTGCTGAAGTGCTTGCAGTCCGGCGAGAGCCAGACCAGCGCCACCGGCTGATTGCGCGTGACCTTGATAGGGTCCACTTCCCACACGCTCTCCAGCAGGTGCTGAGTCCGCGGATGGTTCATGGCGTGCATCGCCAGTGCCTCGGGATCGTGGTTGATGGCGATGTCAACCGGGCGACCGAAGGCGGCTTCCAACCCGGTCGACGTGCCGCCACCACCAGCGAAGTTGTCGATGATGAGTTCGTGCCCGAGGTCGAGCTTCAGCGTGAAGTCGTCGCGCCTCATGCCTTGATCTCCGTGCGACCGCTGAGCGGGTGTGCGAAGGCCGCGCAGGGCGGCGAGCCGTGGTAAATGGTCACCGGCCCGAAAGTCAGCCGGTCTGCGCCAACGTCAACGCCGACAACGGCGTATAGCTCCTGCACCCGGCCATCCCGGTAGTGGAGTCGACGGCCCATGCGGCTGGGTAGCGCGAAGGCGTCCATGGCGCCTGGCCGCCCTTCGTAGGGGAGCAGTTCGGCGCCGGTGTAGAGGCCCCGGGTCGTCAGCTGCGCGGTGCGCGGCCCTGCTACGGTCGGCAAGCCGCCCGGGGCACGCAGGCGAGGCACCGAGTTGATTTCATGGGCGCGCAGCTGATCGCGTCCGATTGCGGTGGCGGTGTAGAGCGTGGTGCGCGTGCGATCGGCGCGGCGCGCCGCATTGCGCATCACCAAGCCAGCGACGCGCAGTTGCTCGAGTTGCTCGGTGACCGCATGACCGATCACCTTTGCGATGGTGGAGGGCTCGCAGAAGTCGGCCAGCGCCACGGCGCGCAGCACGGCAGCCAGTTCGTCGGTGAGAACGGAGGGCATCATGGTCAGGCGCTCACGGTGAGAGATACGCGCGCCGGGTCCAGCCCGCAATCACGCGCGACGAACTCGGTTAGCACCAGGCCTTGCAGGTGGCGCACGTCGTGCAGGTTGGCGATGACGGCGTCCGGCTTGAATCGGCTGCCATCGGTGGCGCTGACGTGCGCGCCCTCGGCGCGGCCGTCGCAGCCCGGGCGCGTCACCTGCCAGATGGAGCCGCCGGCGGTGCGCACCGTGTCGGCCTCGTTGTCGAAGCGCACGTCGGTGATGACGAAGCGGCTTTCACCGTCGCGCTGGTGCTCGACCAGGCGCTTGAGCATGGCGCGTGTCCAGTAGCGGTCGTGCTGCGAGCGGCGGTACTCCGTGCCCCACCACTGCAGGATCTGCCGCGGGCTGCGCGGCTCGTCAAGCCATTCGTTGCTGAGCGGCGTGCGGTGGTCGGGCGCGGCGGCGCTGAGAGACAGCACCACCGCGGCAAGGAAGTCGCGCGGCGCGCGGCGCATGCACAGCGCCGGGGTCGGGTGGTGCTTCGTCGCCGGGTCAGCCAGCGTGCTCATGAGCACGCCGAAACCCCCGGCCACCTCGGCGCGCAGCGCGTCGGCGAAGGCGAGCTTGCGAAAGCGCGCGTGCGCTACCAGCAGGTCTGCGACCGTGTCTTTGCCGGCGCCTGCGAAGCCGGTGAGGCCGAGGATGTGCTTCATCGCTTCAGGCCTTGCCGATGAGGACCGTGTAGCCCAGCAGCTCGCCGTCGGCGGCGTCGCCCACCTTGGCCTCGCGCACCTGCTGGATGTAGTCGCTGAAGGCGTCGTCGATGGCGTTCTCGTGGCGCTCCAGCTCATAGTGGAACTTCACGGCGCCGCTGTGAAGGCGGTACTTCAGGCGTGCGACCAGCTTGTAGCCAACGCCGTTCTTGAACAACCGAAGGCCCAGCGTGAAGGTCTTCGGGATCGCCAGCGCGCCGTCGACGCCCGCGGTCGCGTTGATCGATTCGTTGTAGGTCAGCTGGGTCTGGCCGTCCTGCAGCCGCTTCGCGCTCGAGAAGTTGATGCCCGTCGACGCCGCGATGGTGGTGGCCACGGTGAGCAGCTTCTGCGCGTCCTCGCCCTGCAGGTCCGCCATGTTGTCCTCGATGAACTCGGCGAACTCGGTCTGGCCGAACACCTGTCCGTTCCTTTCGATCCAGCGCTTCGCCTCGGGCGTGAGCAGGGCGGTGAACACGGCGCGGTGATCGCGCCAGCCCGGGCCCTCCTTCGCGTCGTTGAAGACGGCGGTGATGGTGCGCGCATCGGGGTCGGCGTACACGTAGCCGCACGGTTGGCAGCCCTGGTCTTTCATGTAGGCCAGCAGGCTCGGCAGGTCGCCCAGGGTCACCGTGCCGCGCTTGCGATTCGGTGCATCCTGCGCGGCCTCGATGGCCTTGGTGAGGTCGATCGCCTGGTAGCCGGTTGGCACCACCAGGTGCGTGGTGTCGCCAGCTTCTTTGATGACCTCGGTACTGGCGGTGATGTCGCGCACGAGCTGCGCGGTTGGCGCGTTGATGGCGTCCATGGATCAGGCTTCCTTGAAAGATTTCGGGGCGGTGGTCACGTCGCGCAGCGGGAGGTCCTGCTGGCGCGGGTGATTGCGGGAGGTCTCACCGTCTTCGGTGAGCCAGAAGAAATCGCTGGCCTGCTCGGGCTTGGGCAGCTCGAGTTTTCGGTCGGCGGTGATGGTCACTTTGTCGACCGAGCCGCTGTTGGTGCGGGTGGCTGGCGCCACCTTCACCTTCAGCGTGAGCGAGCCGGCACGGCCCGTGTTCTGCACGGTTCGCAGCAGTTCGGCGAGGTCGGCGCTCAGGGCGGCATGCGTGCTGCCGTCGTTGAGCTCGACCATGAAAAGGGAAAACGCTTTCACTGGTGTTGTTCTCCAGGGGTTCAGTGGAAGTGGCCCGCGGCGCTCGTGGAATGAGCGCGCGCGGCAGGAGCGCCGGCAGTGCCATCGGCACCTTCGGTGTGGGGTGGCTCGGGCCAGCGAGGCGGCGCGAGTTCGCAGCGCGTGACGTAGCCGCGCAGCTCGTTGTTGGTGGCGTGCAGGCGGTCCAGCTCCAGGCGCAGGCAGTCACCAGCGCGCAGGTTCGGGTTGGCGGCCATGAAGCGCTCGGCTTCCGGACCGCGCCAGACCGCGTAGAACAGGCTCACGCCGCGCGCACTGGTGCGCTCGCCGAGCGAGAGGATCCAGCACGGCCCGGCATCAGCCGCGGACGACTGGCGCGCGCTGGTGGGGCGTCCGCGCAGGAAGAACACGCCGCCGGACCTCACAGCCGCGCTCCTTTCTTCTGCTCGGCGCGCACGCGGCGGAAGGTCTTGCGGATGTCAGTGGCGACGCTCTCGGCGTACTTGAAGCGAGGGTCGTTGAGTCCGCCGATGGGGCCGGTGGGCACTGGTGTGCGCGGGCGCCGCGGGCGCGTGGATTGCACGATGACGATCATGGTGTGCACCATCCGTAGACGAGCATGGCCGCGCCGATGGCGGCCATGATTGCGGGCGTCGCGAGCATCGCGGCGGTCTTGATCGGGCCCGGCGCGGGCTGAACGGGCGACGTCCTCATGACAATGCGCTCCCGGTGGCCTTGGCGATGTCCAGCTTCTCCATCGCGCGCCGAGCGGCAGCGACTTGTGAGTTGGCGCCGATGTAGGCGCGAGCCGCGGCAGCGTCGGCGAGCAGGCCGGCCGCACCCTCACTCGCAAGTGCGCGCAGGCCATTCAGTTCGGCGAGCGTGAAGCTGATGACATACCGCCCGCGCTTCGGCGCATGCTGCGCGCTCACGACAGCATCTCCAGGGCACAGTTCGCGCCGCCAATCGCTTCGGCGAGGGCTCCGCGGAACTGGTCGCCGTAGCCGGCATCGCTGGCGGCGTCTGCTGCCTGCTTGAGCTCGTAGAGGGCCTTCCGCAGATGGGCGGCGCAGGCAATCTCGGCTTGCTCGGGCGTGTGCGGCGCGCTCACGATGCTTGCTCCAACACCAGCTCGTCGCCCGCGAGGAATTGGGCCACGGCCTGCTGTGCCTGTTCTTCGTCTTCGAATACCTCGACGTCGCAGGCTTCGAGAAACAGCTCGGTGTCGAGCAGCAGCAGCGGCGCATTCATACGGCACCTCGGACATGCTCGAGTTGCCAGTCGCCGCGCGGACCCTCGCCGCGCACGATGCCCGTGCCGCGGCTGTAGACCACGCTGTAGCCGATGCGCCGCTCTTGCAGCGTGCGCGTGGCGCGCAGCATGCCCGCCGCAGCCTTGCGCGAGATGGCGCGCGACCCGGCGGGCGTGCAGAGGCGAAGGGCGGGCTTCACGCTGGAACCTCTTCCGTCTCGGCGGCCGTGTTGCGCTCGGGCTGCGTGGCGATGGTGACGTGCGCTGGCAGCACCGGGTCGAGGTGCTCGCGCTTGCACTTCCCCTTGCGACGCCACTCGTGCGCCAGGTGCTCGAAGCGCATGCCGAAGTCGTGGCGACCCGTGAGGCGATTGAGCCACTGGTGCACTTCCATCTGGCATTGCGCTGCGTCAGACCGCATCACCTCGATGGCAGCGGCCAAGTTCTGGCTGTCCAGCACTCGCAGGTCCGTCAGATCGAACGGAAAGCGCTCGCCGTTGTACAGACCGAGCAGCACGCCGGCAGCCGCACGGGCGCCGGATGTTCCCTGGTGAACCTGCGTGAGGTTCCAGAGCTTGATGAGGGCCGCGGTGTCCATGCCAGGGCCCTCAGGCGGCGTGTTCGATGCGCTCGACGTCGGACACCGGGCAGCCGGTGACGTGGTGCGCGCTGACGAAGGCGGCTTCGGCGTTCGCGGCCTTCAGCTGCACGAAGGGCTGCGCGCCGGTGTCCGAGGGGGCCAGGTGCCCGAGGGCGTCCTTGGGGGTGAAGAAGCAGCGGTAGCTGCGGTGACCTGCAGAAGTTTTCGCCATGTCCATCTCCGTGTTGGGATGGGGCGAAGTCTAGATTGGCTAGACTTTAAGAGTCAAGCAAAACTTTCCTTGTTTTCTAAAAAAACTAGAAATTGGCTCTCAGCGGCACTCGCGCATGTTCTGGACGATGGCCAGCTTCTCTTTCCGCTGCGCTTCGTTCAGCGCGATGCTGTTGGCGGAAACCTCGGCATTGCGAATGTCGTGTGCACTTGGGCACGAGCGCGCGCTGTGGATGACCTGCGGCCTAATGGCTTCTGTGAATTGGCTCGATCGCACGATGCCGTTCTCGGTGTACACGTAGAACGTGCCGTTTGATCTTTCGTAGATGCGCTGCTCCTGAAAGCCGGAGGCATAGTCGCTTGCATTCACACGCGAGGGGCTGCCCAGTGCCGACTGCAGCTGCTGGGCATTCATTCCACGCACTGGGTAGCTGCCAACGATTCCTGCATTGATCGCAGCCTGCAGTCCTGGTGGTAGGCCTTCGGCCTGGCCAGGCGGCTCTGCCCTTGCGGCCTCGCGCATTTGCGTTTGCGCAGCGGTGCCGTCGCACGGTCGCTCCTGATAGGCGGTCTTCCCGTCCACCACGCATTTAAACAGCGCCCATGATGGGGCGGCGGCCGTCAAGCCCGCCGTCATCACGACCGCGCCCATGTAGTACGTGCCTCGCATCGCTCACCTCCTTCTCAAGCCATCGTATCTGCAATGGCGGGGGTGGAGGTGCTTTGGCGATCAGTCGTGCCGGTATTTGCTGGGGGAAACGACCGCGCCGACGGCTTGCATTCCGTCCAGGTCGGCGTTGTCAAAGGAGAGCCTCTCGCCTCCGTTGACGCTCATGACCTCGATGCCCTCAGTGCGCCGGAACAACAACTCTTTGACCATCTTCCGGCCGTCCTTGAGCTTGAGTAGCACGTACTCGCCCTCGCGGGGAGTGCCGTTCGGTTCGACCAAGACATACCAGCCGTCACGGATCGCGGGAAACATGCTCTGGCCCTTGACCCGCAAGCCATATGCATTGGGGTCATCGGTCGCGATCTCGATGTGGCCATCTCCAGCGCCGGTGATGCTGCTGATTTCCTCGTAGAACCCGTCGTCGCCCATCCGCGCGGTTCCCACCACTGGAACGCGCCTGGAGGGGCGTGCATAGCCCGCGAATTCAGGCTCATCGCTTGCAAGCGCGTTCGCCAGGTTTGGGGCCAGCTGTGGAGGAACCGGATACCCGGTGACTTCCGCGATGCGGATGACTTGGGCAAAGCTGGGCTTCGACTTTCCGGTTTCCCAAAAGCCTGCGGTGGCTTTGCTCCGACCGAGGGCTTCGCCCATCGCTTCGAGAGTCCAGCCTTTGTGCTTACGGGCAGCGCGCACCCACTTCTCTAGTTCCATTGGCCGATGGTAAAGAACTACTTGACCACTCGCGGCAACTATTTCTTGATTCAATAGTCTAGAATGGCTAGACTTCGCGTTGCTTTTCTCAGGAATGCTGAACATGGAACATCCAATTGAACGCGCGGCGCGGGTCGTGGGCTCTCAAACCGCGCTTGCTGCTGCGCTGAAGGTCACGAAGGCTGCCGTCGGCCAATGGAAGGATGCCGGTCGGCGTGTCCCCGCGGAACATTGTCCGGACATCGAGCGATTGACCGGCGGACAGGTGAGGTGCGAAGACCTGCGCCCGGATGTCGCATGGGAGGTCTTGCGTCAGCAGGCAACAGGCGAGGGCGCGCATGCGTGAGAGGGAGCGAGTGTTCCCCGACATGTCCGCCTTGGGCGACCTGAGAACAGTTCCCGGAGTGCACGTGTGACCGGGTCTTCTGGCTTCCCCTTTTCCCCGAATCACGAGGGCCATGTGCCCGACGGCCGAAGCACGTCGACCGGCGACTCCAGCACCCGCCCGCACAACTGCGCCAGTGCCTGCTCGCTGCGCACCGACCCGACCCCGCTGGCACGCGAGCTGGCCTGGCACACGGTGAACCAAGCACCAATGCTGTCGCGCGAAAGCTCGGGCTCGACCTCGAGCAGCAGCACGAGCTGCTGCAGGAATTGTTCGATCGCATCGATTCGTTCGTGCGTGGTGGGTTGCGTTGCTTCCATGCGGCGGGCCCTTTCTTTCTCTTGAGGTTTGCATGAAAGCAACTTTCTCAATTCCTGATCATGTTGCCTATGGTGGCGACGACCCCGTGCCCAACAGGGTGCACGGCCAGGACGTGGCCGATGCGGCCTACAACACGGCGCACGGATACCCAGGCGGCATCGCAGCCATGGCCCTGCGCATGGGGGTCAATGCCAACACCCTGACCAACAAGGTCAACCCTCAGAACACCACGCACCACCTCAGCCTGCGCGAGGCGGTGACGATGCAGGACATGAGCGGCAACTACGCCATCCTGCATGCGATGGCCGAGTCGCTGGGCCACACCTGCACACGGGCCACGCCCGACCAGTCCTTCGGTGATCCCATCGAGACCTTCATGCGCATGCAGGTGGCACTCGCAGACTTCAGCCGCGCGATCGCTGATGCAGTGCGTGACGGCGAGGGCGCGGTCACGAGCAATCAGGTGCGTCGCGCCGACCACCATGCGCAGGAAGCCATCGCAACCATCGGCCACACCCTTGCCATGCTGCGCTCCCACATGCGCACGGCACCGGAGTCGCAGGCATGAGCAGCCCCACCCCCCCGAGCGAGCAGATGGCGCGCGCGTTTCGACGCGTGCTGTCAGTAACGCGGCAGCACTATTTTGGTGCGATGCCTCGACCGGATCGTGGGTCCTCCCTGGCCTCGTGCGATGAGGGTAATTCGAACCCCTTGCGGTGTGTAGTCAGCGGGGTGCGAACTTACTGATGGCCTCGAATTACGACGACGTGCTGGGCCAGCTGCAGGCCGCGGGCCTGATCGTGGACAGCCTGGACATCGGCCGGCTGCGCCGCTGCCGCGTGGTCGATGACCGCGAGCGCCGCGGCTGGTACCTGCTGCACGAGATCCGCATGGACAACGGCGAGGACCTCATCGTTGGGAGCTACGGTGTGTGGCGCGGCGCGGACAACAACGCGACGAAGGTGGAGCTGCGCAAGACCGAACTGAGCGCCGAGCAGCGCGACAGCCTGCGCAAGCGGCTCGCCGACGACAAGCGCCGCGCAGAGCAGGCGCGCCAGGCCGATGCCGATCGCGCGGCGGCCCGAGCTACCTCTGCCTGGCGCAAGTGCTCCGAGCAAGGCGACAGCGGCTACCTCCAGCGCAAGGGGGTGGGGGCACATGGCGTGCGCTTCAGCCCGCAGGGCGCGATGGTGGTGCCGATGCTGGACACGGCCGGACGGGTGCATGGCCTGCAGATCATCCGGGACCGCAAGCAGCAGGGCGTGCGCCTCGAGAAGGAATTCTGGCCTGCGGGACTCGTGAAGAAGGGGCACTTTCACCTGCTCGGCATGGGCGGGCCGATCATGCTCGTGGCCGAGGGCTACGCGACGGCCGCCAGCCTGCACGAAGCCACGGGCCTGCCGGTCGCCGTCGCCTTCGATGCCGGCAACCTGCAGCCGGTCGCGGCCGAGCTGCGCAAGCGCTACAAGCTGGCGAAGTTGCTCATCTGCGCCGACGACGACAACACGCAGAAGTGCCAGCAGCCCGAGTGCAAGCGGCGCGTGTGGGTTGCCGACGGCCCGATCTGCCCGCACTGCGGCCAGCCGCACAAGGCCACGAACGCCGGCGTGTCCGCGGCCAGCCTGACCGCCATGGCCGTCGGCGGCGGGTGGATGGTGCCGGGCTGGGCCGACCCTGAATCACGCCGCACCGACTGGCTGGAGAAGGGCGAGAAGCTCAACGATTTCAACGACCTGCACCTGGCCGAGGGCCTGCACGCCGTGCGTGCGCAGGTGGAGTCCCGCATCTCGGGACTCGGCTGGCGCGCGCAGGGCGCGCCGCGTGCCCCACACGGCAAGGGGAGCGGGGCCGACGGGAGGCCTGCGGCCGCGCCGCTGCGCCCCATCGATTCGCTCGACGAGCTGCTCGAGCGGTTTGCGCTGGTCTATGGCCAGGGTGGCGTCACCTTCGACCACCAGGAGCACATGCTCGTGGCGCTCAGCGACATGCGCGATGCGTGCCTGAGCCGGGAGACGCATCGCGCGTGGGCCGAGCATCCCGAAAAACAGATCGTGCGCGTCACCGAGGTCGGCTTCGATCCCGCCTGCACCGACACCAGCATCCACTGCAATCTCTGGGCGGGCTGGCCCACGGAGGCGAAGGCCGGGAAGTGCGAGTACCTGCTCGACCTGCTGCGCCACATGTGCGCCGGCGACAGCCGCCCGGATGCGCTGTACGAATGGGTGCTGCGCTGGATCGCGTACCCGATCCAGCACCCGGGCGCGAAGATGAAAACGACGCTCGTGCTGCACGGGCCGCAGGGCACCGGCAAGAACATGTTCTTCGAGGCGCTGATGGCGATCTACGGGCGCTACGGCCGCGTCATCGACCAGAGTGCGATCGAAGACAAGTTCAACGACTGGGCCAGTCGCAAGCTGTTCCTCATCGCTGACGAAGTGGTGGCGCGGTCCGACCTCTATCACGTCAAGAACAAGCTCAAGGCCTTCATCACCGGGGACTGGATCCGCATCAACCCGAAGAATTTCTCGGCCTACGACGAACGCAACCACGTCAACTTGGTGTTCCTAAGCAACGAGACGATGCCGGTGGTGCTCGAGCAGGACGACCGGCGTCATGCCGTCATCTGGACCCCCGAGAAGCTGAGCCGCGAGTTTTACCGTGACCTGCTTGTGGAGCTGGAGAACGGCGGCGCCGCGGCACTGCATGACTACCTGCTGCACGTCAACCTGGGCGACTTCACCGAAGGCACGCTGCCACCGATGACCGAGGCCAAGCGCGAGCTGATCGACCTCAGCATGGACAGCCCGAGCCGCTTCTTCAAGGCCTTCGAGTCGGGCGAGATCGACGGCTTTCCCGCGAAGAACGCGCCGAAGCTGCTGAGTCCGATGCTGCCCCTCGACCTCTATGCCCTGTACGGGGCCTGGTGTCATCGCGTGGGCCTCAAGGCTCTGCACCAACCACGGTTCGCGAGCGAGCTGATGCGCAAGCACGGCGCCAAGACCTTGTCGAAGCGCTACGACCTCGGCGTGGGCGTGAAGGGCCCGTCCGGGGTCACGTTCCTGCCCGGTGGCGCCGAGTGCCCGGTCGGAGAGCACGAGCCGACATGGATCGGCGACAGGGCGCGCGCTTTCAAGGACTCGCTCAAGGCATTCCGAGAAGGGGGGCATTGATGTCGCAGGGGTCGTTCGTCCAATTCGGTGAGGCATGTGAGCCACCTGTGAGCCATGGTGTGAGGCAAGAAAACTCAATGAAATCAACGCTTGTGAGGTATGTGAGGCATCCGGGCCTTACCCGCCCATGTGTGCGCATGCATGGGTGCGTGCGCACACCCGCATGCATGTGCACCCGCCTGCATGCCTCACATACCTCACATACCCCACACGCCAATGCCGACAGGCACTTACGTGCGCACCCATGCCCCACACCACCCCTCACACGCCTCACAAAAAAGGATGAGATGGACGGAGAAGTGATTTCGAAGGTGATCCGCTGCACGGAAGCGAATGCGGCGGAGTTCGCGGCTCTGGTCAATGGCTGGCCGGAGTTGAAGGCGTTGGTGCGCAGCCTGCGCGCTGACGACCTGTTCCCCGGCCTGCGCGGGCTGCAGGTGACGCTCACTGGCGCGCCGGAATGGGTCGCCCAGGGGTTGGCCGCGGTCGGGCCCGAAAACGGCGCTGTAGCGGCGGGAGGCTCGTATGCGGCTTGACCTCAAGCTCGACGGGGTGGAGTCCGTGCGCGAATCGCTGGGCAAGCTGAGCGGCAAGCAGGCGCGCACCGCCTACGCGGCCGCGCTCAACGACGCGGGGTTTCAGGTTCGGCGCGTCATGCGAAACGAAATCCGTAGCGTGTTCGATCGGCCTACGCCTTACGTTGCGAACAGCGTGTACGTGCGCAAGGCCACGGCCGAGCGGATGAGCGTCGCGATCGAGCCGACCTACTACGGGGGCAAGGGCATCGACCCGCAGCAGATCCTGCAGGCGCAGGAGTTCGGCGGCACCCGGCGCGACAAGCGCAGCGAGGTGGCGCTGCGCCGCGCCGGCATCCTGCCCTCGGGCTTCCAGACCGCGATTCCGCGCATCCCCTACCCGGGTAGCGACGACGGCCGCGGCAACATGCGTGGCTCGTTCATCGTGCGGCTGCTCAGCTACTTCCAGACATTCGGCGAGCAGGGCTACCGGGCCAACATGACCGCGCGGCGCCGCGCCAACGTGCACCGCGGTACCGCCCGTCAGGCTGGCCGGCGCTACTTTGTGGCCTATGGCCGACTGCGCAGTGGCGCCACCGCCCACCTGGCGCCCGGAATTTGGGCGGCCAGCGGGACGCACGGCTCGGACTTGCGCCCTGTGCTGATGTTTGTGCGCGCTGCCTCATACCGCTCGCGCCTCAGCATGCAGACGGTGGCAGACAGGGCAGGGCTCGACGCTTACCTGCCGCGCCGTCTGCGTTTCCGCATTCGCCAGGCGGCAGGGGAATGACGATGGCCGATTCCAACGTCATGACCATCCCCGAGTTCTCGGTCCACCTGGGCTACGGGCGCACCTACGGCTACCAGCTGCAGAAGGACGGCCGCCTCGTGCTGGCAGAAGATGGCAAGCGCGTGCTGGTCGCCGAAAGCATCGCGCGCGTTCGCGCCACCGAAGACCCGAGCAAGCAAGGGGTGGCCGACCGCCACGCACTGGCACGACGCGAGCGCGCGGCGCCCGCGCCGGTGCAGCCGGGATCGGCCCCGCCGACGATCGACGAAGACCCCGAGGCCGCGGCACCGGGCGGGGAAGGGCCGGTGCCGCATGGCTTCGACTTCCAGGTGTCGAAGGCCAAGCGGGAACACTTCGCGGCGCTCGAGGCGGAGGCCTCCTACAGGGCGCGGGTGAAAGAGCTGCTCGAGGCGAGCGAAGTCCGCGCCGTGATCAACGAAGTGATGACCGTGCTGCGCACCTCCATCGAGGGCATCGCGCACCGAGTAGCGCCCGCGCTCGCGGCCGAAGTGGATGAGGCGGTCGTGCGCTCGACGCTCAGTGCCGAGATTCGACATGCGCTGGAGACGGCGTCCAGCGGTCTCTCGAAGCTGGGGCGCTAGGCACGTGGAAGCACAGAGCCTCTACCAAACCGCCGCACGCGCGATCCAGCCGCGGCGGCCGAAGACCGTCTCGCAGTGGGCGGACGAGCATCGCATCCTCAGCAGCAAGGCGAGCTCGTTGCCCGGCCCTTGGGTGACGGCACGCAGCCCGATGCTGCGCGAGCCAATGGACTGCATGAGCGCCAGCAGCCCGGTGCGCGAGATGGTGGCCGTGCTGCCGATCCAGTTCGGCAAGAGCGAGATCGAGACCAACATCATCGGCTACACGATGTGCGAGGACCCGGGGCCGATCATGGTCGTGCTGCCGGGTGAGGTCTCGATGAACAAGTTCATCAACCAGAAGCTCAACCCGCTGCTGGAGGAAACGCCCGCGTGCGCGGATGCGCTGACGTCGACGGCATCTCGCAACTCGAGCAACACGCGTGGATTCAAGGACTTCGCTGGCGGCCAGCTTTACATGGAGCACACCGGCAACGCGAAGCGGCTCAAGTCGACCAGCGCCAAGATGGTGCTGGTCGATGAATACGATAGCGTCGCGTCGAGCCTGCCGACGGGCGACGACCCTGACGCGCTGCTCGATGGACGCAACAGCGCGTTTCCGGCGAACTCGAAGCGGGCATCGGTCGGCACGCCTGAATTCAAGGGGCTCTCACGGCTCGAAGCGAAGTACGAAAAGTCAGACCAGCGCCTGTATCACGTACCGTGCCCGAACTGCGAGCACATGCACCCGCTGACCTGGGAGGCGTTCCATTGGTCGGTGGGACCGGATGGCCGCGTGACGCGCGCATGGTGCACCTGCCCCGAGTGCGGCGCCGACATCGAGGAACACCACAAGGACCGGATGGTGGACCGTGGCGAGTGGGTAGCGCGCTACCCTGAGCGCAGCATCCGGGGGTATCGAGCCAATTTCCTGTACTACCGCTTCGCCCTCGGTCCTCGCTGGGCAGAAATGGCTCAGGTGTGGGTCGATGCGCAGGGCGATATCGCCGCGATCAAGACCTTCGTCAACGACCGACGCGCTGAGGCGTGGGAGGACCCGGCCATGCGCGCGGTTAAGCAGAACGCGATCGCCGAGCGCGCCGAGCCGTATCGCTTGCGCCACGCGCCTGCCGGTGCGCTGGTCATTACCGCGGGTGTCGACACGCAGGACAACCGCCTCGCCGTGCAGATCGTCGGGTGGGGTCGCGGCATGGCGTTTTGGGTGATCGACTACATCGAGCTGATGGGAGACCCCGCGGACGATGCCGTGTGGGTCAGCCTCACCGAGCTGCTCAACAAACCCATCGCGCACAACAGCGGCGCCACGCTCCGCGTCGAGGCAGTGGCGATCGACATGGGCGGCCACCGTACGGAGGCCGTCAAGGACTATGCGCGGCGTCGCTTAGTGCGTCGGCCTATGGCCATCTACGGCGCGAAGCACAACAACGCGCCGGTGCTGGGCAAGGGCAAGCTTTCCGACGTGGATTGGCGCGGCCGCAGCGACAAGCGCGGCGTGATGATCTACCAGGTGGGCACAGTGGCGATCAAGCATTGGCTGTTCGGGCGCCTTTCCACGGACTCAGACCGCGAGCCCGAGCAGCGCCTGACGCACTTCAGCGACGAGCTCGAGCCGATGTATTTCGCCGGGCTCGTGAGCGAGACCTACGACCCTCGCAAGAACACCTTCGTGAAGCGCCGCGGCGCCCGCAACGAGCCGCTCGACACATGGGACTACGCCTATGCGGCGGCTCATCACCAGGAGCTGCGCCTGCATCGCTGGACCGGCGCCGACTGGCAGCGCGCGGCCGAACGCCTGCACGCCCGTGCAACCGACCCCGAGCCGGCGCCTGCAACCCCTGTGCCCTCTTCTACACCCGCCACCCCTGAACCACCCCCGAAAGCCCATGAACCTCAACCCGTCACCGCCGACCGAGCCCGAATCGCCGCCCGACCCGCTCCTCTCGGGCTCGGCCGGCGCTGGTGAGGGCGCCGCGGCGGCGCCAGCGCCGGCCGGTCCACCGCACGCCGAGGTGGACTTCGTTGACCACGTCTTCACCTACTTGCTGCGCGAGTTTCCGCACCTGGCCGGACCGCAGTTCGCGAAGGCGAAACGCGCAGTACGCGAACACCTGGGGGGCGATCGGGTCTATATCTCCCGCCGCTCAAGCGAGGCGCTCGCGCACCAGGTGCTGTCGCTGTTCAACGGCCGCAATGCGACGGAGGTGGCCAGGAGCCTGAATATCAGCCGGGCCACCGTGTATCGGGTCCTCAAGCAGTCCGCCCCTCGTGACGGTTCCCCGTGAAACCGTCTCATTTTTTGCCTTAACTTGAGACAGCCGCACCGGTAGCGTTGGCAGCCTACCGCCAATGCAGCCAGGAGCACCTATGGCCATCACCACCGACGAACTCAAGCAGATGGAGTCCGTCTATTACAGCGGCCAGAAGTCCGTCAGCTTCAACGGTCGCACCGTCGTCTACCAGGACATGAAGCAACTGTGGGACGCGATCCTTGTCGCCCGCCAGGAGCTGGCTGCAGGAACGCCGAACGCGGCGGGCGGACAGCGTCGCTTCACCTTCACGACCATGCGGGGCTTCTGACCATGGCACGCCGCAACATCATTGATCGCATCGTCGGCTACTTCAGTCCGGGCAATGGCTTGCGCCGGCAGGTCCAGCGGCAGATGCTGACGCGTGCCTACGAAGGCGCGAGCCGCGCCGATGGGTGGGTCCCGCAGCGGGCGGGCGCATCGGCGAACGCCGACCATGCGCGCGATGGCCGCGAGCTTCGGATCCGCTCGCGAGCATTGGTCCAGAACGTGCCGTACATCGCCCAGGGTCTCCGGTCGCTGGTCGCTAACGTCGTGGGTGTCGGCATCACGCCGACCTGGGCAGACGCTCGCACAGCCGACAAGCTGAATTCGGCTTGGGCCAAGTGGGTGAAGGAATGCGACGCAGACGGCCGCACGAACTACTACGGCATGCAGGCCGCGGCATACCGGGCGATGCAACAGGACGGCGAAGTCATCGTGCGGCTGCGCCCGCGACTCAAGAGCGATGGCTTGACCGTGCCGCTGCAGTTGCAGCTGCTGGAGATCGACTTCCTGGACTCGGACAAGTGCACCGAACTGCCGACCGGTGGCCGCATCGTGAACGGCATCGAATACGACCCGCGCGGCCGGGTCGCGGCGTACTGGCTGTTCGACCAGCATCCCGGCGACGTGGTTCGCCTCGCGCGCGCCGGCTACATCAGCCGCCGCATCGATGCGCAGTACATCATTCACCTGTTCACGCCGGATAGGGCGGGGCAGGGCCGCGGCTTCCCGCGCATCGCGCCGGTCATCGCCCGGGTGCGCGACCTGCAGCTCTACGAGGACGCCGAGCTCAACCGCAAGAACCTTGAAGCGCGCATCAGCGTGCTCGGCTCGGGAAGCATCGAGCTGCTCGCCAACCATGGCGACATGACACTGCCGGGCGGCGAACAGGCCGCATTGCCGCGCACGGGCGAATCCCTCGGCACTCTCGGCAGCGCTGGCATCATGAACATGCCGATCGGCACCAACTTCACTGTGGTGCAGCCGCAGGCAATGCCGGGCTACGTCGAGTACGTCAAGCACCAGCTGCACCTCATCGCCGCCGGCTTTGGGGTGACCTACGAAATGATGACCGGCGACGTGTCCGAGGTGAACTTCAGCAGCGCGCGCGTGCGCATGCTGGACTTCCGCCGAGAAGCCGAAGTCGAGCAATGGAGCCTGCTCGCCCCGAACCTGTGTGATCGCGTGTGCCGTGCGTTTGAGGATGCCGCGGCCCTCGCAGACATCGTGCAGAAGGCCACGTATCTGTTCTATCACTCCACACCGAAGTGGTCGTACGTCGATCCCTCGAAGGACGTGAACGCCGACTTGGCCGAGATCTCTGGCGGGCTGTCGAGCATCAGCGAGAAGCTTCGCCAGCGCGGATACAACCCCGATGACGTGTACAGGGAACTCGCCAGCGACATCGAGAAACTGCGCGACCTCGGCGTGCTCGATGTCCTGGGCGGATGGCGCGCCGTCGCACCAGCCGCCGCGGCGCCTCCGCCAGAGGAAGCGCCCACGGAAAAGTCCGCGCGCGAGAAGAAGGCGGCGAAGGCGACCGCCTGAAAATCGTCTCACTTTTTGCCTTAATTTGAGACAGCTGCATTGGCACATTGGGTGCCTATGCCGCAACTCCACACACGCAAGGCCAGCAACAAGGACGTGCCCACCCAGGTCCGCGCCGCCGCGCTGGTGCCGTCCACGTTCAACGAGGCGGAGAACACCGTAGACGTGGTGTTTTCGGCCGGCGCGCGGGTTGCGCGCCGCGACTGGTCTACCGGCCAGCGCTACGAGGAACAGCTGGAGGTGAGCGCTGCCGCCATCGACCTCACGCGCGTTGAGGCCGGTGTGGTGCAGGTGCTCGACAACCACGACATGTACAGCGGGGTGCGAAGCGTGCTCGGCGTCGTCGTGCGCGCGTGGGTCGAGGGCGACGAGGCGCGTGCCACGCTGCGCCTGTCGTCGGACCCGGCCAAGGCCGGCACCGTCGCCGACATCAAGGCCGGAGTGCTGCGCGCCATCAGCGTTGGCTATTCCGTGCAGCGCTACCTCGTGGACGACGAGCCAGAAGACGGCGCCATGCCGCTGTGGACCGCCACGCGTTGGATGCCACAAGAGCTTTCTTTCGTGAGCGTGCCGGCTGATCCCGGCGCGTCGACACGGTCCGCCGGCGAGCCCGGCGCGCCGCGCACCGAACCCTGCGAATTCATCACCCGCGGCAAGGCCGCATCCATCTCGAAGGACACTTCTATGCCCCCCGAAGACAACCAAGGCGCGGGTCAACCGGCTGGCGCTGCAACGCAAACCGCTGCTGCCCCTGCTGCCGCGCCGGCCGTCGCTGCCGCGCCTGCTGCGGCCCGTGGCGCCGACGACCTGACGCAGCGCGCCGCTGACATCAGTGACCTGTGCACGCGTCATGCCGTGCCGCACATGGCCGCGCAGCTCATCCGTGCCGGCGCCGATCTGCCAGCCGCCAAGGACGCGATCCTGAATGCCATCGCCGTTCGCGATGCCGCATCGGGTGGCCAGCAGAACGCACGCATCGTCACCGTCAACGACGAGACCGAGACGCGCATCCGCGGGATGGAAGACGCGCTGTTCTCGCGCCTCGACCCGGCCTTCAAGTTGACCGACAACGGTCGGCAGTTCCGCCACCTGACGCTTGTGGAGATGGGTCGCGAGCATCTGGAACGCAGCGGCGTGAGCACGCGCGGCATGGACAAGATGAACATCGCGCGCCAGATGCTGCAGGTTCGTGCCGCTGGCATGCACTCCACCAGTGACTTCGGCGCGCTGTTCACCAACGTCGCTTCGCGTCGCCTCAGCGCCGTCTACAGCGCGTTCCCCGCGACCTATACCGTCTGGGCCCGCCGAGGCCCGAACCTCTCGGACTTCAAGCCCGTGCAGGTGGTGAGCATGGGCGCCGGTCCCGAACTCCTGAAGGTGAATGAACACGGCGAGTTCAAGTACGGCACGTTCGGCGACGGGAGCGAGACCTACCAGCTCGCAACCTACGGCCGTATCGTCGCGATGACCCGCCAGGCGATCATCAACGACGACCTGCGCGGCTTCGACCGCTTGATCGGCATGTTCGGCTCCAGTGCCAAACGCCTGGAAAACACGCTGGTCTATGCGCAGCTGGCGGGCAACCCGCTGATGTCGGACGGCAAGGCCTTGTTCCACGCGGACCACAACAACCTGCTGACCGGCGCCGGCTCCGCCCTGTCGCTCGACGGGCTGACCGCGGGCCGCGCCAAGATGCGGAAGCAAACGGGCCAGGCCGGCGAGTCGCTGAATCTCGCCCCGAAGTACCTAATTGTGCCGTCGGCGCTCGAGACGCTGGCGTACCAGCTCACCAGCAACGCCTACGTGCCGACTTCCCAGGCCGGCATCAACGAGTTCGCCGCCGGCGGACGCAGCGCGCTCACCGTGGTGGTCGATCCCGAACTGGACAAGACCAGCGCCACGGCCTGGTACCTCGCCGCCGAGAACGCGGTCGTCGACACCGTCGAGTTCGCCTATCTGGACGGCGCCGACGGCCCGGTCACCGAGACGCGCGAAGGTTTCGAGGTTGACGGCACCGAGATCAAGGCCCGCCTCGACTTCGCGGCCAAGGCGCTCGAGTACCGCGGCCTGGTCAAGGCGAACGGCGCCTGATTCCCACCACCACCCGCAATAGGAAACCTGAACCATGAAGAACTACGTTCAACCGGGTGACATGATCACCTTCATCGCCGCGGCCGCCATCGCGTCCGGCGCCGGCGTGCTGGTCGGCTCGCTGTTCGGCGTCTCCTCGGGCAGCTACGCCTCGGGCGCCCAGGGCGAAATGAAGACCACAGGCGTCTTCGATCTGACCGCGGCCACGGCTGCCACGGGCGCCGTGGGCGCAAAGGCCTACTGGGACGACACGGCGAAGAACGTGACGGGCAGCGCGACCAACAATTCGCTGATCGGCGTGTTCGTCAATGCGAAGGCCAACGGCGAGACCGTTGCCCGCATCCGCCTGAACGGCGTCAGCGTCTAAGCGCAGGCACCCGCCGATGCCCGCACCTTTTGCCGCCACCGAAGCCCGCGCCAATGCGGCGGTGCTTAGCCGCCTCTGCAATGCAGTGGCGGTGGTGGGCGGCGTGGATGTGCCGGTGATCTTCGAGAAGCCCTATGCGGGACCGTTTGGCGGTGAGGCCGACGCGGCCGCGCCGGAGTGCACCGGTCCTGTGGACGGCCTTGGCGCGCTTGAGCGCGGCGACTCGTTGAGCATCGGCGGTGTCGCCTACGAGGTGATCACCGCCGAGCCTGACGGCTCGGGCTTCATCCGCATCGTGCTCGGGACGGCCTGACCATGTTGGCACTGGAACCCGTCGTCGTCGAGCAACTGCGCAGCGGCCTGGCCAGCGCGTGGAAGGTCATGGGCCTTGCGAGCGATGCCGGGCGTCGCGACGGATGGCCGTTGGCCTCAGTCTCGTTCGTCGACGGCAACGTGGCGGACAGCAAGGCGGGTGCCGCCGCGGTCCAGTCCGCTTGGCGCGTGACGCTGATCGCCAAGCGCGGAGACCAGGCCGTGGCGTTGATCGACGCAGCCTTCGCGGCCGCCATGGCGTCGCTGCACAACTGGTCGCCGGCGGGCGAGGTTGGAGGGCGGCGCTGGGAGCGACTGCGCCTGCTGCAGGTGATGCCACCTCAGTACCCCGAAGACGGCCTAGTCGGCATCGACCTCACTTTCACCACTCAGGCCCGCTACGACGGGCACGAGTGAACCTCGATTTTTCTGGAGCTTCATCATGGGCATGGTCTACGCAAAAAATGAATACGCCATTCCGCGCGGTCGCGTGTTCTTCGATCCGTTTGACGCCAACGGCAACCTGACCGGCGAGATCGCCATGGGCAACTGTCCCGGCGTCACCCTCACCATCGAAACCACCAAGGCCGAGCACTTCAGTTCGGAAAAGGGTCTGCGCGAGAAGGACGAATCGCTCATCGTCGAGGTGAACCGCACCGGCAACGTCAACTGCGACAACTTCAGCGCGGCGAACTTCGCTCTGTGGCTGTCGGGCACGCGAGCCACGGTGAACCAAGTCACCACGCCCGTGACGGGCGAGGCGCGTGCGGTGACACCTGGCCGCTTCTACCAACTGGGCGCCACCGCGGCCAACCCGCTCGGCGTACGCAAGGTGTCGGCTGTGACGGTGAAGAGCACCGACGGCGCCACTACCTACGACGTGGGCGATGACTACAACGTCGATCTCGACACCGGCCGCGTGCAGATCGTGGTGGGTGGCGCCATCGCCGCGGGCAATGTCCATTTCGGCTACACGCCGGTCGCAGGCAGCTACGAGACGGTGCGCTCGGGCGCCACCGCCGAGACGCAGGGCGCACTGCGCATCGTGGCGGACAACGCCTCCGGCGCCAACCGCGACTTCTTCATGCCGAAGGTCACGCTGACCCCGACGGGCGACCTGCCCATCATCGCCGAGGGCACCGAGTTCGTGCAGATGCAGTTCGGCCTCGAGGTGCTCAAGTCCGCCAACGCGGAGGCGATCTACGCCGACGGCCGCCCGGTCGCTGTCGTCTAAGTCCATGCGCCCGCCCGCCGCCTTCGCGGTGGCGGGCGGTGGCAACGCATGGCGCTTCCCGCGAGGCCCCATGCGCCGCCATCGTCGGTGCCGTCGGCACCCGTCCCCTTGAACGAGTGAACCCGTGGCATTCAAGCCGATTCAAATCCTGATCAACGCCAAGGACGAAGCGTCCGCGGTGTTCGACAAGCTGCAGGCAAAAGTCGCAGCTGTGGGCGCGGCCATCCTCGGTTATTTCGGCGTCAAGGCGTTCGTCGGCGTCATCAAGGGTGCGGCCGACCTCGAGGCGGCGCTGAGCAGGGTTCAGGCCGCGACCGGCGCCAGCGCCGAGGAAATGAAGCTGCTGCGCAAGACGGCAGAAGACGCAGGCGCATCCGGCAAGTTCAGTGCCATCGAGGCCGCGGGGGCTCTCGAAAATCTTGCGAAGGCGGGCCTGAACGCCAAGGACGCGGTTAGCACTCTGCCGGCTGTCCTGAGCCTGGCCGCAGCCGGTGACATCGAGCTCGCCACTTCGGCCGAGTACATCACCAAGGCGGTCAACGGGCTCGGACTTGCGTTCACGGATGCGGGTCGGGTGGCCGACGTGCTCGCCAAGGGCGCGAATGCCACCAACACGAGCGTGACGGGACTCGCGCAGGCGCTGAGCTACGCCGCGCCGCTGGCGAATTCGCTGGGCTTGAGCCTCGAAGAGACGGTCGCCATCATCGGCAAATTCGCCGACGCCGGCATTGATGCAAGCCGCGCGGGTACCGCGCTCAACAGCATCATGGCGCAGTTCAGCGACCCGGCCAGCAAGTTCCGCACGGAGCTTGCCGCTGCCGGGATCACGACGGTGGACTTCAACACCGCCCTGCGCGAACTCGGCAAGGGTGGCCCGGGCGCGAGCCGCGCCATCAACGCCGTGGGTAATGAAGCCGGCCCCGCCCTGCGTGCCTTGCTGAACCAAGGCATTGGCAAGCTGGACGAGCTCACGCGTTCGCTCAATGACTCCGAAGGAAGCGCCGCAGCGACCGCGAAGGTCATGCAGGAGAACCTGAATGGTGCGGTGAGCGGGTTGGGGCGCGCCTGGGAATATGTGACAAACACGCTGGGCACGCCCGTGCTGCCCGTGCTCCAGAAGGCGGCGGAGCAACTCGCCGGCGCGCTGCGTGCCGCGGTCAACGACGGGACGGTCACGAAGTTCGGCAATGCCATCGCCACGGCATTCCAGGCGGCTATCAAGTGGGTGCGCGATTTCGCGGCCAGCTTCGACTTTGCCGCGGCCACGTCGAGCGCAATGGCATTCGCCGAGCGGGTCGGTGCGACGCTGGATGATCTGGGTCGCCGGGCGAAGACGACGAGCGACGTGGTGCAAACCGCGTGGGGCGTCATGTCCAGCGGGGCCAACGTGCTCATCGGCGTCATCTTCAAGATCGCCGAATCGTTCGCGGGCGTGACCTCGAACATCCTCAGCGGTGTCTCGCTCATCATCGAGGGCCTCTCGAAGATCACGGCCGGAAATGTCTCCGCCGCGTTCAAGCAGGCCGCCGACGATGTGCGCGACTCCGCGCAGGGGATGGCAGGAGTTACCGAGGCCTACGCCCAGCAAGCCAGTGCTGCGTTCGACCGCGCCGCCGAGGGCGCGCAATCGGCCCGTGACGGATGGAAGGCGCTCACGACCGAGGCCGATGCCGCCACGGTGGCGGCAGCCGGTGCAGAAAAGGCCTATGCCGCCATGGCCACCACGCTCCAGGCGGCGGCCGAGGCCAATGCTGCGGCGGCAGATAAATCGCGCACCGCGGCGCTGGCCCACGCGGAGCAGGCGAAGAAGGCGCAGGAGGCGGCGGCGGCGCAGGAAGCGCTGCGCGCGGAATACGCGCAAGCCATCGCGACCGGCAACGTTCAACGTGCCGCCGAAGTCATGGGCAAGCTGAAGGCTGCCACCGAAGCCGCAGCCGCTGCGGCTGAGAACAACACGAAGAAGCAGGAGCAGCAGGCGAAGGCCATCGAGGCCGCGTTCGCGCGCATGGGCCTGCAGACGAAGGAATCGCTGCGCATCGCGGCAGAGACGGCACGCGCCGACTTCGACCTGATCCGCGAAAGCGGACAGGCGAGTGCCGACGCCATTGCCGCGGCCTGGGCGAAAGCGGCGGATGCCGCCATCGCCGCGAACGACGGCGTGGTGCCCGCCTGGGTTGCGGCACAGGCCGCAGCCAAGGGCTACGAAGTGCAGGTCGATGAGGCGGGGCGTGCCACCTTGCAGCTCGTGCAGACGTCGGCTGCATTGAAGGGCCTCGCGGGCGGGTTCGACAGTGCAGCGAAGGCCGCGCAAAACTACGGCAAGGTGGTGGGCGGCGTGCGCGCACCAGGTGGCACCGGCCCGGGTGGCTCCGCCGGCGGCGGTTTCGGCGCGCCGGGCGTGGCCCGTGGCGGGCGCCTGCCGGATGGCACGTACCTCCGGCCCGAGGATCAGCTCGGCGTCATCGGCCCCAACCAGACGGTGAAGTCGACGCAGATGAGCGGCGAAATGCGTGGTGCGGGCACGGACCTGGGGACGCGCACCGGCATTGCGGCCTTTCTCAAGGCCGCCGGCGTGGACGACGACTCCATTGCCCGAAAGATCGCCAGCGAGTTCGCGGACTCAAAAGGCGACATCCCCTACTTCAACAACCCCGGCCAGCAGAAATACGGCGGTGACGGCGGCACGCTCAGCATGGCGCTGCTCAAGGCGGCCGAGCAGTACACGTTCGGCACGGCCAACAGCAAGCCGCAGCAGCCGTCGACGATCCCGAGGCCGGAATCCACACGTACCGTGCGCGTGGACCTCAACGTCAATGGCCAGAGCTTCGGGGCCCTCAACACCGACAACGCGGGCGCCGACCTGCTGCAGGACCTGCTGCAGCGCCTCGGCCAGGCGCGCAGCACTTCGGCACCCTGACATGGCAACCACCACCTTCCACACCTTGGGTGCTCTCCAGCTGCCCCGCGGCATGGTCTGGGACGACGAATTTGCCTGGAGCGCAGTGCAGAAGTCGGCCGAGTACTCCGTCACTGGGGCCTTGCTTGTCGACGCGGCCGTCAAGCAGGCCGGCAGGCCCATCACGCTGCGCGGTGATGCGACCGCGGGCTGGATCCGCCGCAGCGTCGTGGAAGCGCTGCGGGCGCTCGCCGCAGCTGACCCGGTGGGCGAACACCTGCTGACGCTGGCCGATGGCCGCATGTTCACCGTGCAGTTCGCACCGGTGGACAAGCCCATCGAGGCCGAACCCATCGCGCGCCCGGAGCTTCCCCCCGACACGTTCCCTTATGTCGCCACCGTGCGATTGATCGAGGTCTGACAAATGGCAATTCTCAAAGGCGACGTGAAGCTGGTGAAAAGCCAGGTCATGGACGATGTTCCCGAAGGCGGCGGCGGGCCCACGGCCATCGAGGTAATCGACGGCGAAAGCAATGGCATCTTCCCCGACGTGTCCGAGTCGGACCGCGCGGCCGGGCGCGTCTCTGCGCGCAAGGTGCACCTGTGGGTGCAGTCCGCTGACACCGACACCTACCTCGGCGCCAACGTCATCGTGGCCGAGCCTCCGAACGACCCGAACGTGTCGGTCACCATCATGACCACCAACGACACGTTCGACCTTCGCACGGCGGCGATTTCGCGCATCGAGGCGTACCTGTCCGTGGGCTCGAACTACGCGGGCTTCCTGTTCGGTAACCACATCACCGGCATGAAGACGCTCACGATCTTCCAGCGCACCGACGACACGCCGCCCATCGGCGGGACGATGGCGCTGACGAGGCGCGAAGGCCTCGCCGACCAACTCATCCAATACGTTCGCATCACAGAAGCCAAGGTGGCGCTGCAGACCTTTACTGATGCGTCGGGCGATTTCCAGCGCTGGGTCCTCGATCTGAAGATCAGCGACCCGCTGCGCGGGGACTTCCCGGGCTTCGACGTCACGCGCATCGACCCGACGAAAGCGCAGATGGCCGCGGCCACGAAGGTCAGCAACGTCATCGTGGCCGACGCGGCGAAGTACTCCAGCGTCAAGCCGCTGCAGGTGGCGGCCAACCTCGGTGACTTCAGCGTGAAGGCCGAAGACATCTTCACGCAGCTCGTGCCCAGCGCCCAGGTCGAGACGCCGATTGCGGACGCGCGCACCAACCAGCTGATGAACGGCGTGGTGTCGGGCGGCGGCGCCGTGACCATCGGCTACACCGCCGTCTTCACGACCACACAGAATCTCTTCGTGGGCGGCGCCATCAAGCCGAACACGTTCTCGATCTCCAGCGGCGCCGTGACGCTGACCGACAGCGGCGGCCGGCTGATGAATGCCGGCAGCCAGGTGGGCACCATCGACTATGAGAACGGCGTGCTGGCGCTACTCACCAACGTGTTCGGCACCGGTTCAGCAACCTTCAGCATCCTCTACCAGCCCGCGCAGGCCGTCGAGGCGGTCTCGCAGACGCAAGGTTTCGAGGTCACCGCCGAAACGCGCTCGCTTTCCTATGTGCGCACCATCGAGCCGCCGCCGGTGCCCGGTACGCTGTCGATCGCCTACCAGTACGCGAGCCGCTGGTATGTGCTGCGCGACGACGGCTCGGGCGCCATCCGCGGCCCGGACAGCGGCTACGGCGCGGGACAGGTGAACGGCACCACGGGCACCGTGTCGGTGACCCTGGGCGCGCTCCCCGATGTCGGCAGCGACGTGATCTACCAGTGGGTGGAGCCGAAGGCTGCGCAGGATTCGTCGGTGCTCACGCTCGACAACAACGGACGGCTCTACTGGCCATTCAACACCAGCGGCGTCTCGAGCATCGAGGCTGGCGCCAAGGCCATCGAGCCGGGCGGCTTGACTATCGCCTGGAACGACGGCACGCCGCGAACCGTGATCGATGACGGGGCCGGCAATCTCACCGGCGACGGCACCGGCACGGTGAACTATGCCAAGGGCTATTTCCGGCTGAGCCCGGCGGCGCTGCCGCCACCCGGCACGGTCATCAACGTCACCGTGTCGTCCATCACAAAGGTGCCGGCGACTGCGACCGTGGCTTCTGGTGCCGGCAGCTTCGGCGTGACCGGCATCACGCCGGGATCGATTGACATGGTCGTCACCGGGCAGCTGAAGGGCGTGCGCGGCGCGGATCCCGTCGTGAACTGGGGCGACCCGGCCAGCTACCGAATCGTCGACGACGGCGCCGGCCACCTCATGGTGATGCTCGCGGACACCCTGCTGCAGGTGGGCACCGTCGACTACGCGGCGGGCACCTTCACGCTCACGGGCACCACGGTGATCCCGCAGGCCACTGCCGCGCTGCTCACGGCGTGGGACAACATTTTTCTGTACGAGGCTGGCTTCGTGATGGATATCGCAGTCGCATAAGGCAACCATGGCAAATGTCACACTGAACACGCCACCGTCTACCGGGGCCTACAAGCTCAAGAAGCGCGCGTATCTTGATCCGACGATTTTCAACAGCACCGTTCTGTCCCTCAGCCTGGCAGGCGTGAGCTCGGCCACGGGCACGGTCGCCACCGCGGCCGCTGGTAGTCAAAGCCTGTCTGGTGACATGGACGCGCTGCGCCTGAAGACGAACCTGGCCAATGCGTTTTCGCTGTCGGGCGTGAGCTTCAGCGCGAATGGCAAGAAGTACATGTCGAAGGCCAGCGGCGACCTGCAGGTCGACCTCTCGCCGGTCACGGGTGTCGGCACGTCGGTGGGCACGCTGACGCCGGGCCAAGGCGAAGTCGTCCTGAACTCCTGGGAGGCTGGCGGTTCGCCCGTGGTGAGCGACTGGCGCGGGGTGGCGAGCCCGCCGGTGAACGGCGCGTTCACGCCCTACAACACCTATGCGGTGGTGTTCCGCCTCGCCACCGCACCGATTCGCACCGGCAGTTTCAGCGTCCTCGGCACGATGGCCGATGGCACGACTTTCAACTACTCGGCCGACAGCGACGGAATCATCAACGCGCCGCGCATCAAGGGGCGCATCAACTACACCACGGGCGTTGTGAAGCTGGTCGGCGTGTCGCCCACAGCTCCAGCCGGCGTCATCAAACAGGACCTGTCGTGGCTGAATATCCCGGGCGTGATCGACGGCTACATAGACCTGATCCGCCAAGAGACGCTGCGCTACAACGCGGTGGCGTTCACCTACCTGCCGCTCGACGCCGACCTACTCGGCATCGACCCGGTGCGCCTGCCGAGCGACGGCCGCGTGCCGGTCTTCCGCGAAGGCGAGCTTGCTGTCGTCGGCCATACGGCGACCACGGCGCCCGCGACGGCGGTGGTCGGCGTTCCGATCAGCGCGGGGCGCACGAGGCTGTCACGGCTCCGCCTGATAGGCAACGATGGCCATGTGATCCAGACCGGTTACACCGAAGACCTGGAAGCGGGTACGGCCACGCCCACGGACGTCACAGGCTGGTCTCAGCCCGCGCACATGGAGCACCGCATCGAAGACATGGCGCTCATTCGTGAGGCGCAGATCGACGGCACGATCACGTTCACGCGGCAGCTCACGCATAACTACCCGTTAGGTTCCTTCGTCTCGAGCGCGCTGCGCGCCGGTGACCTGAAGGCACGCATGTCGCTGATGTTCGACCAGGCGACATGGGACGGCGTGACGTTCTCGGATGTGCTCAGCGGCTCGGCCGCGCCCGGCACCTACAACGTCAGCGGTTTTCCGATGGTCTTGACCAATGCCGGCGCCATGACAGAGCGCTGGGCGCTTCGGTTCAAGACAACTCAGACGTTCGACATCATTGGCGAGCACGTAGGCAACATCGGCGAGGGGTCGATCAATACGGTCACTGCACCGATCAACCCCGCCACGGGCGTGCCGTATTTCACGCTGCCCGTCGAAGGGTGGGGCGGCGGCTGGGCCATCGGCAACGTGGTACGCCACAACACCGTCGGCGCCATGTTCCCTTTCTGGCTTATCCGCACGGTCCAACAGGGGCCCGAGGCGGCCGCCGACTACTCGTTCCTGACCATCGTCCGCGGCGACGTGGACAACCCCATCGCTTAAGGCACAGCAATGACTTCTCCCGTCGATACCAGCGTCAAATTCTTCACCAGCCAGATGGTCGGTGCACCCGTTTGGAACGGCGTCTCGGGCTCGACCATTGGGCTGCTCGATGCTTGCCTCAAGGACGGGTTCGACCTCAAGACGCTGAGTTCGCTCACGGTTGCCAGTGGCGTGGCGACAGCCGTATGGACGGGATCGCATTCATCGCAGGTTGACACCGTTGTGCTCATCGCAGGTGTGACGGGCGGCCCTACAGGGTTTGCGGGCATGAATGGCGAGCAGAAGGTGGTGACCAAACCGACCTCTACCTCGCTCACTTTCGCAACAACGCTGCCGGATGGCACCTACACCGGCACCATCACCATGAAGATGGCGCCGCTCGGTTGGCTCAAGCCTTTCAGCGGCACGAACAAGGCCGTGTACAAGTCGAGCGACGTGACGAGCACCGGATGCTTCTTGCGCGTCGATGACGCTGGCACCACGACCTGCCGTGTGCGCGGCTATGTGTCGATGACCGATGTCGACACGGGCCTAGAACCTTTTCCCACCGACGCGCAGATGTCGGGCGGTGGCTACTGGGGCAAGAGCGGCGTGGCCAATGCTGTGGCGACCCAATGGGTGCTGTACGGCGACGGCAAGATTTTCTATCTGTTCAATGCGCCGTCGTATTCGACGAATGCTACGCAGTTTGGAGGCATAACTCGGTTTTTTGGTGACCCGATTGCCTTCAAGCCTTCGGGCGACGCCTATTGCTGTGCGCTGTCGTACTCCATCCAAAGCAGTGTGACGAGCGCGGTTGACGGGGCGCTCGATTCCAGCGGCAACGTACCCCAGATTGCGACGCCTCGGAACCATACAGGTCTTGGAAGCGCGGTGCTCTACGGAAAGACGCCGGCTGGTAACACCACTGCGAGTGCGTCCGGCCTCGACTCCACCTATGGGGTATTTCCGGGCGGACAGGTCGACGGAGCTTTGCGACTGGTGAAAGTTGACCTGAAAACGGCGGCATCGAATGTTGGGCCGCGCGCCGAATTCCCTGGCGTCTACCACGCACCACATTCCAACGTTTTCGATACGTTCAAGACGTTCGATACGACACCCGGCAGTGGTTCGCTCACCGGTCGCACCGTCATGGCATTGACCAACATCAATACGACGACGAGCACGATCCCTTCCTCGTCGAGTTGCGGCGCTGCGTTCTTCGACAAGACGGGCCCCTGGCGCTAAACCGACATGGCCGCACATCGTTACTGGCGGGTTGTGTACCCTGAGTCCCGGGGGGCGGGCGCGCTCTCAATCAGCGAATTTCATTTGTTGCTTAACACTGCGCGGGTCGACGCCGCTGCGACCCTGACATGCAATGTGGCGCCAACGGCAGGCGCGCTCGCGAACCTCAAAGACGATGACACCGCGTCGGATGCCACTTGGTCGGCGGGCCTGGTGCGCGGCCTCGTGCTGAACTGGGACTTCGGCGGCAGTCCGCAGGACGTGACTGATATCCGCGTGGGCAGTGCCGACAGCGCAGCGACGATGCTTTATTCCATGCGGCTGCAAAGCTCAGACGATGCGATCGCATGGACTGACGAGCTGCAGGTCTTCGCGATCACCTACCCGGGCGCGCGCTCCAAGACGGCCAGCGAATTGCGCGGGCTCTGGAATCAGTACGACACGAACCCGAACCAAGCCGTGCAGGTCGGAAAGCAAACGGTTGTGTGGTGGGGCGGGTTAACTCGCGCATCGACGCCGCGTTCGGCAGGCGTCCTTCAGTTCGAGATGCAGCTGGCGGGCGGATCAGGCTTTGGTGGGGCGTTCGGAGTCGCAGACATTGTTGCGCCGCTGGGTGCCAGTCTCGGTAGTTCGCCCACGGGGTACAGCGTTGGTTATGTGAACACCGGGGCAAAGGCTGTGGTTGGCTCACAGACAGCCTACGGCGCCAATTGGGTGCTAGGCGATGTAGTCGGCACCGTCTGCGACTTCACGGCGGGCACTGTGACGTTCTACAAGAACGGGGTCAGTCAGGGCGTCGCCGCGTCGACGTTGGCAGGCAAGACGGTCTATCCGGCTTCGGGGTCGACAAACAACTCGGGCGCCATCATCACGCTGCGGCCGGCGAATTTCACTTTCCCGATTGCCGGTGCCGCGGCTTGGGATGATCGGACCGTCATCAAGACCGATCTTTTTGGCCGGGCGCAAGGGATCGGCACGCAACTGGTCAACACGGCTGCAGGCCTGAGTTCCTACAAAGCACAAGGCGTCACGATCCCGCGCATGCGCCGGGACATGAACTGGAACTACATCGGTCAGGGCATCGGCCGGTTGAAGGGCACAACCAAAGACAAGGGCACACCAAACGTGCCGGTCTCGGAGCGTGTGCGCCTGTACCGCCAGAAAGACGGAATGCTCATGCGCGAGGTGTTCAGCACGCCCGGCACCGGCGCGTATTCGTTCGACTACATCGATGAGCTCGATGTCTATTTCGTCGTCAGCTTCGACCACGACCTCAACTTCCGTGCGGTGATCGCGGACAACCTGACGCTCGCGAATGGCGGCGTGGAGTTGATCGCATGACGTTCGTCGCAACTCAGGCGCTCAACGACGCCATGCTAGTGGGTGGCGTTGACAGCGCGCTGGATGATCACCCGACGAATCACGCCTACGCCAACATTTTTGACGGCTCGGCTGTGGCACTGGTGACCATGGTTTTCGCAAAGCCTGCGGCGGCGCTGCTCGCACACGAGCTCGTGTTCGCGCAGGACAACGCGTCAGGTGATTTCATTCCGACCCAGGGCAACGCTGCCGCCTTCGAGCTTTACAGCGGCGCAGGCGTGCTGCTGGGCATCGGCGACGTGACCGACATGACCGGCAGTGGCGCGCTGAAGGTTTCGGGCACAACGGGCACGCTGCTCTTTGCTGGCGCGCGCGCGATCCTCGGCGAGATGAAGTTCGTCTAACGTGGCGTCAAACGATCTCGTCTTTGTTGCCGCCCCGTTGACCACGGGCGACTTGGTCTTCGGTGACGACGGCAGCAATCCCATCAGCGATGCCGTCATCAGCGGCACAATCGCGCTGGCACGGCCGACCTTGCGGGGGGTGGTCACGCTGGGCATCGTTGCTTCCGGCACGGTCGTGCTGACGCGCCCCACGCTGACGGGTGAGATCAAGTACGTCTCGGATACCCAGCGGCCGCTGGTGGCGCAAGCGGCCGTGCGCTTTCAGGACGCTGACCCTTCGCCGGAACGCGTGCAGCATCGGTTCCAAGATGGCATCGCGATGCCCGCTGCTGCAGAAGGGCGCTTCCAAGACGCGGCGCGCTTGTCGGTCGGCAAGGGGATCAGCTGGCAGGAAGCCGATCGAACGAAGCGGCAGTCGATCGCTGGCCGTTGGCAAGACGGACTCAAGATCCGGACCGGCGCGCGCGCGCGCTTCCAGGAAGCGATCCGGGCGCCGCGAAGCCTGCGCACCCACTTCGAGAACGGCGCGAGCACCTTGCGCGGATGGACGGCCAAGTTCAACGACGGGCTTCGCGTCCCGAATCGACAGGCAGTGCGGTATCAGGATGCCGTGGCATTGCAAGTCGCCGTGGCGTCCTCGGGCGGCTATGCGCTGAAGCTGCAGCGCGGCTGGACCACGAGGTACCAGGAGGGTATTCAGCCGCGGCCCGGCCGCACGGTGCTCGTGCCCGTGATTCCGCCCGTCGACCCTTGCTACACGCCTGACGGCGACCTCGTTTTCGAGGTGCCGTGGAGCGCGGACACCAACTTGGTGTTTGTTTGCGAAAAGCACACGCCCGAGCCGGGCGAGACGGTCGTCATTCCAGTTCGGAGGGTATACGTCGTGGAAAACCACATCACGCTGCATCGTGTAGACACAGGTGCGGCCATCGAGGCGGACGCCTTCAGCATGAGTCTCGACGTGGACTCGTGGACCTGGACCTGGAGCGCCTCGTTGCCAGCGAGCGCCTTGGCGCTGATCGAGCCGGGCGGCGATGGCGACCCCGTCGACATTGAAACTTCAGTCAACGGCGTGGCTTTCCGCCTCTGCGCCGAGAGCTACAGCCGCGAGCGCAGCTTCGGCAAGGCGCGCATTCGCGTGCAGGGCAGAGGGCGCGGCGCCATCCTCGACGCGCCCTACGCACCCACGTTGAACCACTTCAGCGCTGGCGCACTGACCGCGCAGCAGCTCGCGGCATTGGCGCTGACCATCAACGGCGTGGGCATCGGCTGGGACGTGGCCTGGGGCCTCGAGGACTGGAACGTGCCGGGCGGCACCTGGAACATTCAGGGCAGCTACATCACCGCGGTGCAGGACATCGTGAGGGCCGCTGGCGGCTACGTGCAACCTCATCGCACGGCCGCGACGCTGCGCGTGCTGCCGCGCTATCCGGCCACGCCGTGGACCTGGGGCGCGCTCACGCCGGACTTCGAGCTGCCGAGTGCCATCGCGAGCGTGGAGGGCATCGAGTGGCGCAGCCTGCCGGCCTATGACCGCGTCTTCGTCGGTGGCACCACCGCCGCGGGCGTGCTCGGCCAGGTCACACGCGCCGGCACCGCCGGCGGGTCGGTCGCGCCGATGGTCACGCACCCGCTGATCACCGACGCGATCGCCGCTCGGCAGCGCGGTCTCGCCGAGCTCGCGAACACGGGCCGCCAGGCGCTCGTGACGCTGCGCATGCCGGTGCTGGCCGAGACCGGAATCATCCAGCCGGGCGCGCTCGTGCGCTACGTCGACGGGTCCACCACCCGCCTCGGGCTCGTGCGCAGCACCTCCGTGAGCTGGGACCGCCCCGTCCTGCGCCAGACCATCGGCCTCGAGACCCACGTGGACTGACCATGCGAAACATCTACCGCGTCTTCCTCGACCTGCTGCCGGCGCGCCCGCTGCAGGTCGGAACGATCACCGCGCTCGACGGCGAGGTGGCCACCGTCGAGTTGCCCGGCGGCGGCCTGCTGACCGCGCGCGGCGGCGGCAACGTGGGCGACCCCGTGTTCGTGCGTGACGGCGTGATCGAGGGCGAGGCGCCCGCGATGCCCGTCGAAATCATCGAGATCTAGAGAGAAAGACATGGGCGACTTCATCCAACTGTTCACCGAATTGAAGGGCGTGCTGGGCGGCGCCGCGGCCGTGGGCGTCTCCGTGGCGCTCTACCTGTGGAGCCAGCGCGGCCAGCGGCAGCTCGACGGCGCGAACACAGAGGCGAACGTCTCTGCGATCGCTCATTGGAAGGACGTCGCCGAGCGTTCCGACACGGCGCTCGTCGCGATGACGGCCCGCGCTGACAAGTTCGCCGAAGAGAGGAACGAAGCCTACAAGCAGCTGGCCCGAATGGAGGGGCAGCTTGCCGAAATGAACCGCCAGCTCGAGGCGCAGAACCTGAAGCTGGAAACACAGAGCAAAGAAATGCAGGGCCTGCGCGACCAGGTCCGCAACCTTCAGGAGCAAATCCATGCACCGCGCTGACAGTGACTTCGGTCCCCTCGAACCTGTGAAGCGCTTGCCGCGCACCATGCGGCACGTCTTCAATGCCTGCGTCGTGATCGGCGGACTCGTCGGCGGGGGCGTGAGCATCGGCTACTTCCTCGGCGTGCAGCAGCAGAAGCAGGACTCGCTCGCGGAAATTGCGCGCCTGCAGGTG